CACTCTAAGACAAGACAAAAGTAATTGCACCTGCTATAATATGCAGGTGATGTTCGAAACTCCCGCACAGAAATGTGCGGGATTTTCGATTATTATGGCAGTGTTTATAAGTTTTGATAGAGGCAAAGAGGATTACATATGTCTATACAGCTGATGGAGCAACTCCTGACCACAAATTCTCTTTCTGTTGAATTAGCAGAAAAGTATTTAACACTTTATTTGGGTGATGCGCAGTGGCAAGAGAAAATTTCTCAGTTATGGTCAGTCCAAAGTAAAAAACTTGGTGAAGAAAAAGCTAAGGAATTTGTAAAAAAATCTGTAGCTTGCGCTTGTCTTTCTCCTGTAATAAACAAGTCTGCAATTCCAGAAGAAAATCATGTTTTATTGTTTTGGGTCAGTGGCTGGCCACAGTTCAATGAAAGAGATTGGTTTTCTCTGTTTAAGGACGTTGTCAAAAATGATATACAGGTAGAAAAAAATAGATCAATCATTTTAAATGAAGGTATCTTTGAGCACATTGATATACCTCCATTGACTAGACAGGCTTTTAACTGGCTTTATGAAAAGTTAGAAAAAGAATCTTTTGTTTCAGAAGAAAGAAAAAACGAAGCTGTGACAAAGATGAAAAACTTAGTTAGGATTTATGGGGGTGCAGTTATATGTAATCTGTTTACTAATTACAGTCTTAATATCGATAAAGTTCTTAACTGGAGAAGTGGATATTTCATAGAAAAAGAAATACACAAGGTATACTCTGTAGAACAAATTATCAAAATAAAAAAAGCAGAAATGCTAAAAACAAATTCCAATTATATTAAAAAGGTCAACGGGTAGGAGATAAACTAATGTCAGATATGTTTTCATTTAAGCTAAGCGAGGATTTTGTATCCACTTACAAGGATAAGGTAGCTCCATTTGGCTACAGAGACGCTGCTGGTAATTCGGTAGGTGAGATAACTTTCTTGAGAACATACTCAAGACTAAAGGATAACGGCACAAAGGAAACGTGGTCTGACGTTTGCGAAAGAGTAATCAATGGAATGTACTCTCTGCAAAAAGATCACTGCAAAAAAAACAGACTTCCATGGAACGACGCCAAAGCGCAATCATCTGCCAAGGAAGCTTTTGACAGACTCTTTAATCTCAAATGGACTCCTCCAGGTAGAGGTCTTTGGGCTATGGGTACAAACATAGTCAATGTACAGAAAAACTCTGCAGCTCTTCAAAATTGCGCATTTGTTTCGACATCTGAAATGACAAAGCTTCACCCAGCAAGACCATTCGCATTTCTGATGGAAGCTTCAATGCTTGGCGTAGGTGTAGGATTTGACGACAAAGGCGCAGACAAGGATTTTATAATTTATGAACCAAAAGAATCTGCTAACTATGTTATACCAGACACAAGAGAGGGCTGGGTCGAGTCTCTTACTTTACTTTTAAACTCTTATCTGAAGGAAAATCAACCATCTTACTCCTTCGACTACTCGCTAATAAGACCATCTGGAACTCCAATAAAAACATTTGGAGGAGTTGCAGCTGGACATGAACCACTGCTTAAGCTGCATCAGCACATTAGAAAGATGTTTTCTGATAGAGCTGGTTCAAAACTCACAAGAGTTGACATAGCTGATATTGGTAATCTAATTGGAGTTTGCGTTGTTTCTGGTAATGTCAGAAGATCAGCTGAACTCTTAATAGGAAGAGTGAACGATCAAGATTTTTTAAATCTAAAAAATAAAGATAAGTTTCCAGAAAGAAATTCTTATGATCCATCATCACCAGGTTGGGGATGGATGTCGAATAATTCTGTTGAAACAGAAGTGGGAGCAGATCTTAGTCCGATCATAGAGGGAATATCACTTAATGGTGAGCCTGGTGTGATATGGATGGATGTTTCAAGAAAGTATGGAAGATTGATTGATCCGCCAAATAATAAAGACCATAGAGTAGCTGGATATAATCCATGCGCAGAACAGTCTCTTGAGTCTTACGAGTGTTGCACGCTTGTGGAAACCTATTTGGGTAGACATGAAAACCTAGAGGATTATAAGCGCACACTAAAGTTTGCCTACCTATACGCCAAAACAGTAACTCTTCTTCCAACTCACTGGGAAGAAACAAACGCAATTATGCAGAGAAACAGAAGAATAGGAACATCTATGTCTGGTGTTGCTGATTTTGCAGACAGACTTGGAATGCCGGTGTTAAAAGAATGGATGAACCAGGGATACAAAACAGTACAAAGATATGACAATGTTTACTCTGAGTGGCTTGGCATCCGTGAATCAATTAAGATGACAACTGTTAAGCCGTCTGGAACTGTTTCGATCTTAGCTGGCGAATCTCCTGGGGTTCACTGGACTCCTGGCGGTAAGTTCTTTAATAGAACAATTAGATTCTCCAATGAAGATCCAATGCTTCCGCTGTTTAGAATGGCCAATTATAAAGTTGAGCCAGCTTCAGAATCTCCAGATACTACGTCAGTTGTATATTTTCCAATTAAATCAAAAGCTGTTAGATCTGAAAAAGATGTTACGATTTTTGAAAAGATGGCGCTAGCTACAACAGCACAAAGATATTGGTCAGATAACTCTGTTTCTGTTACAATATCTTTCAATAAAGATACTGAGTCTCAATACATAGGGACAGTTCTCCACATGCACGATGGTCAGCTAAAAACAGTTTCATTTCTGCCCAGCGGGAACGATACGTATCCACAGATGCCCTATACGCAGATAACTGAGGAAGAATATGTTGATCAAGTAGACAAGCTATTCCCAATAGATTTAACTGGGGTTTATGCCGGAATGGCCGCAGACGCTATTGGTGAGCGCTACTGTACAACAGATTCTTGCGAGATTAAGTTCATAAAGGATAACCAATAAAAACTTGCTGCTGACATAACCCACTGCTATACTGTAGGCATGGAAAATCAAGACATGATAAAAGTACTAGATAGTGGGTATGTCAGACTTGTAGACCAAATGGGTAGTGATCTCTCTGTGGTCAATGCTGCCAGAGCTTCTTTTGCAAAAGAATCCAAAGAGTTCTCTATTCAAGACGCTAGACTTCTTGAATTTTTGGCAAGAGAAAATCATATGTCACCTTTCAGACACGCCTTTGCAACATTTGAAATAATGGCTCCCTTGATGGTGGCAAGACAGCACTGGAAGTATGTTGTTGGTTCTGACCATACTATGGATTCTTGGAATGAATCTTCAAGAAGATATATAACAATGGAACCAGAGTTTTATATACCAAGTAGCGATGAATGGAGACAGGCTCCAGAGAACAGAAAACAGGGCTCAGGAGGCCCCATAGGCCCTTGGGTAGGGTCTGTGCTAAGCACTAAGCTTAAACAGCACGTAGAGGACGGTAGAGCGCTTTATAAGTGGGCTATGGAGGAGGGTGTAGCACCAGAGCAGGCTAGACTATTTTTGGCCGCCTACGGTATGTACCAGCCATATAGGTGGTCATGTAGCCTACAGTCTATAGCGCTCTTTCTTAACCAAAGATTGTCAGAGGATTCTCAGGTTGAAATACAAAAGTATGCAGAGGCAGTCTATGAACTAGTTCAGCCCTTATTCCCAATATCTATTAAGGCTCTTACTGGTAGATAAATGGCAGCTGGAAAACTAAACTATATTGTTGTATACAAAAATACCAGTCAGGTTTATGGATCTGCATCCAAAAAGATAGCCCTTGAGTCACCACCACCAGACGGGTGTAAACTAGAAGACAAAAGAGTATACTTTATAACTAACGAACCAGACACCGGCGAACTAGCGGTGTACAAAGTTCCACAAGAAGAAGTAAGTAATGCAGAAATCAAGGAAAAAAGCAAATGAGTAAGAAGACAAATCAAAAAAAGAAAATAAATATTAAACTAGAAAACAATCAATCATTTATTGTTGAGGATTTAGATATCCTAATACATATCCAAAGAACTTATGCATCAATGATGCGAGGTCAACTATCTGAACAGGATAGAGTTGTTTGCGCTAGGGTTATAACTGCGACTAATTCTGCAATAGAAAACGTTTTTATTTCAACAACAGATGGTTATGGCGATGAATGGTAAAACTCTCAATACTATTATTGTAATGTTTGCGATAGGCTTTGCTATTTGCAAAGCAAATAGTAGATCAATTAATTCTATAAAAGACTTAAATAAATCTGGGCCAACCAATTCTCAGTATTTGAATAGGCTTACAGAATTTTTTGATGATGATCTAGACGAAGCTAAAAAGGAATACTTTGAGTACATAGATATGGGCTTTAATCCGTCAGATGCCTTTGATATCACTAAAGCAAAGGCCCGCTTGTGATTGATCTTTGTGTAATAAATTATAATACTAGACCACTGTTAGAAAGACTATTTAATCGTCTTCATGATAGTTTAAACGACCAATTTTTTAAGCAGAAAAAATGTTGGAATCTTTATACTGCAGATAATGGATCAAGTGATGATACAGTTGAATGGTTTAGATCAAATGACGACAAGTATCTTATAGACAGAATTTATTTAAACAATAATATTGGATATTCAGCTGCCTGCAATAAACTTGCGTCAAAAGGTTCAGGAGAAATAATAGGTCTTTTAAACGCTGATGTCTGGTTTACAAACGAAGATATAACAAAAATATACGAAATTTTTAATCAGAACAAAGACATACATATACTTGGTCCAAAACAACGAGATGAGTATGGTTTGATAAGACACGCTGGAATAATTGGAACAAATACAAAGCCAAAGCATAGGGGCTGGATGGAAGCCGACCCAGCAGATCTTCTTTATAGAGATAGAATTAATTGCGTTACCGTATCAGGATCTGCATATTTCATTAGAAGATCTGTTTGGGACGATTTGACAAATAATTCTAAGTATAGAGAATTATATCCAGATGCAGTTGGCGCATTTTTGCCGACTCCTCACTATTACGAGGAAACATGGTGTTCATATTTTGCCAGACATTTGGGGTATAATGTTGTGTATGATGGATCGGTGTCAATCGGCCACAGCTGGCATGCATCCTCGCCAAAACCCGGTGAAGGATATAGTCATGCAGACGCACAATTTAAAACAAGTCAAACAATATTTCGCAAAGCATGCGATTACATAGGAATAGAAAGAGATTAATATGTCAGACAAATTAAACCCATGGATATATAACGCCGAAGTCAAAAAGGTTGTTGATGGCGATACGTTTGATATCGTTATTGATCTTGGTTTTGACACCTTAAGAAAGGGAAGAGTTCGTCTTTATGGAGTAAATACTCCCGAAAGTAGAACTAAAGATTTAGCCGAAAAGCAAAAAGGCTTAGCCGCAAAAGAGTTTACGGATCAATGGTTGACACGAGCTAATCATAAGGTTAAGATAGAAACTGTGATAGATAAAAACGAAAAATATGGAAGAGTTTTAGCAAAAGTTTGGGATGCAAGTGGCAACTGTCTCAATACAGATATTGTTGCTGCAGGCCTAGCAAGAGAATACTATGGTGTAGGAGATAAAACCTGGACTGAATTTAAGCAGGATAAATAGTGCAAACTTTTCTTCCCTATCCTGATTTTAAAAAATCTGTTGAAGTTTTAGACTCAAAGCGATTAGGCAAACAAAGAGTTGAAACCTTCCAAGTTTTAAATATTCTTTTAAATAGAACTGAAACAAAAGGCTGGAGAAATCATCCAGTCACTTTAATGTGGAAAGGTTATGAACCAGCTCTTCAGCTTTATCAAAACTATACGATAAATGAATGGATTAAGAGAGGGTATAAAAATAACATGATGTTTGAAAACATTTTGCTAGAGCTTCAGATGCCACCATGGTTTGGTAAGGAAGAATTTCATAGGTCCCATAGGGCAAATCTACTTAGAAAAGATTGGAGTTTTTATTCTAATTTTTTCAATGAAGATCCAACTCTACCCTATTATTGGCCGGTAGAAAAAGATTATTCGATAAAAGTTGCCAATGCCTAGTGCATGATATATAATATAGCTGACAATAATAGCAACTAAAAAAAGGAAAACTATGTCAGAAAATAAGTTCAACTACTTTGTGGTAGAGGAAAAGACCCTTGTCAAGGCTAAGAACAAGCAAGAAGCCCAAAAGGTCGCCTCTGGTCGCAGAGGAGTAAGTGGTGAAGTTCTTTTCAGATCAACTGATATTGAAAGAATTTCTTCTGTACAGGCACAAAAAAAGATCAATCAGCTTAACGCCTGATCCAGTAAGCTGGGGGGTCTATCCCCCCAGCAATAGGAGCCACTATGATAGTTGCACAAATGGTAGGAAGAAATGAATCATCTAGATTTCTTGAGCCAGTCTTAAAAAGAATAAAAGAACAAGTAGACGCAATCGTATTTACGGACGACTGTTCAGATGATAATACCGCAGAGATAGCCTCTGGTTATGCAAGCGTATATGTTAACGAGTCTCCACTTTTTCCAGTTCACGAAGGCAAGTTGAGATCAAAAGCCTGGGAAAATTTAAGCAATCACGCTCAAGAAGGTGATTGGGTTATTGCAATAGATTGTGATGAAATGCTCTATAAAGCCTCTGATATAAACGATGTAAATATTTCAAAGGTTCTTGATCAGTCACCATTTGATGTGGTGAACGTTAGGTTTTATCACATGTGGTCTTCAACTCACTATAGAGTAGATAAACTTTGGGCGCCTAATAATAGTTCTAGAATCTTTAGATTCAAAGACAACGCTACGTTTCTAGATAGAAAACTTGCTTGCGGTTCTGAGCCTACTTATGTTGTTCAAGATATTAGAAGAAGAAATTACTGGGTCCACTCTGGATTAGTCATGCAACATCTCGGTTATTCGATTGATGAAGATAAGATTTCAAAGTATAATAGATATATGAATTTAGACAGAGGAGAATTTCATAATATTAAACATATCGAATCAATTATAGATACCAATCCTACTCTAATAAAATGGGGAAATTTCGGAATATGAAAACATTAAACGCTACAGAAACAATAAAGAAAGTCTCTCTACTTCTTGATAGAAAAGAAAGATTTGCTTTTGTAACATACACTAGATCAGCAATATTCTCAATGACTGGTGAATTGAGTGGAGATAAAAAGCCACCCAAAAATTTTCTAAAACTTATATCCATGAGCTTAGATAACAACAGTTCAGGATTTATAAAGGCAGCTCAAAGAGATCTAATTAAGTCAAGTGTTGACAAGATAGCTCAAAATGGAAATTCAACTGTTTCCAATGAAGTATTCTATGACCCATCTTTTTTAGAGTATTACATCAACACTAATTATGACATATTCAAGACATTCACCTCATGGTATCTTAAAACAACTAAAGTTATTATAGTATCTTTCCAAAATAAGAGTTCTATATCAAAGTATTTTTCTCCAGATTCCATATACATACAAGTACCATACAATGATTTCTATTCGAGAATAGACTCAATAACACAGGAAATAATTGAAAAGAGCTCAGAAACATCCCTATGTGTTCTCGACTGCCCAATGCTGAGTACTGCGCTAGCTCAGAATCTATGGGAAAAAAGTAATATGTCAATCTTAGATCTCGGAAGAACCTTAACGGTAGCTAGATCTTTGAATAGAAATAAATGAGTTCACTTTCTCAGAAATCAAAAGAAGTTCTAAACAATAGAATAAAAAGTTTGTTGTTTGAAACAAACATGTCAATTCCCTCTATTGCTAAAGAACTGGCAATGACCTACGCTGAGCTAGATAAAACTTTAAAAAGAATTGGTTTGCAGTGGGTTAAAGACCACAGAAGAAAAATGTCTAAAGGGCAAACTCTTTTGACAAGTATTTTAGAAAAATTATTGCCAGGAGAAAATATAGTAAATGAATTCCATTTAGGTGAAAGACTAAAGCTAGATGTATACTGCCCTAGTTATAAGCTTGGTCTAGAGTATCATGGAATTCAACACTTTAAATACAGTAGCATGTTCTTTGATTCAAGAGAAGAGTTTCTTGAGGCACAGAAACGAGATCAGAGAAAGATAGAGCTATGCAACGAACAAAATATTTTATTAGTTGTTTTCAGATATGATGATAAACTAACAGAAGAAGCTGTTTACGACA